TTGACCAACTAACTAACTTGTCTTACAAAGAACTGCGAAAAATGCAGGAATACAAGAGACAAGGGTTAACTGAAGGATTGCCTGACGAAATCGCAAACCTTTAAACTTTAAATAAACCAAGAAAAAAACGAGGAGATAAATAATTATGCCTTCACTTAGTGAATACATTGCTCAATCGAATAGAGGACTAAATCAGTCTGTATTCGGTCCTGAGTATTTATCAAAAGCGTTTAATGCTGCGAACACAGGAACTGCTGATGCAATCTATACGACTACATCTGCGGATAATGTGTTTACTTCTACTTTCGGTAGAAAAGTATGGCAGTCATTAAACAACCAAACTCGTTTCTTCAATGCAATCCCAAGAACTGTTTTCGGTAACACCGTTGGTTGGAGGGTGAGAACCGATAGAGGTACACAAAGGTCTCGACCTATTACAGAGACTGGTAGTCTACCTGATATCGATGTTTCAAACCTCGAAACAATCTCTAGCTTGCCTAAGATTGTATCAACCTCATTCGGTGCTTCTGTGAAAGCAATGTACACTGCCCAATTAGAAGGTGGTGTAGGGGACGTTTTGGCGTTGGAAAACGAGAACGCTCAACTTGATCACATCAAGGAATTGAACCAAGAGCTATTACTACCGGGATCGGTAGCAAACATCGCTGCTGGTTCAGGAGCAACTGATGCTAACGTAACAAGTGGTAGTGACCTAAGAATTGGTGACACTATCATGTTAGTAGACGCTGGTGCAGCTACAGCTAATAACGTAGCTATCTCAGCAATTTCTGGAACAGACGTAACACTTGGCACTATGTCAGGTACGCCTGCTGCAGGATCTTCAACTGTTGCGGATAACCTTTCGGTTACTGCAAGAGCTGGACTAACTTCAATTGATGACATTGTTACAATTAACAACAGTGCATCACAAGGAAACGCAGGGGTACAAGTCATGAACTCAGCTTATGACTTAACTGTATCTACTAGCGGTTCAGAACAAAGAACTTCTGGCTGGTCTTCTGCTGCTACTGTAAAAGGTAACAGTGGAGTTGGAAGAGACCTATCTCTAAACCTACTTGATGACTGTATTCAGTCAATCAGGACTAATGGTGGAGAACCTAAGTTAATTCTTATGGGTCATGACCAGTACTTCAAATTAGAGAGACTACTTAACTCTCAGCAAAGATACATGGGACAGGAAGAGTACCAAGTTGGTGTAGGATCTGAAAAGACCTTCCCCGGAACTCGAACTGGTCTAGTACTTGCTACTTACCAAGGTATTCCAATACTACCTGATGCAGACACTACTAAGTCTGAAAAAGCATCTGGTGGTGCAAAACTAGGTTCAAACATCTACGTTTTGGATACTGACTACCTTGAAATCGCGGTGGCTCAACCTACTCAGTATATTGAGAACCGAGACTACTTCGCAGCTGACGCACTTGTTGTTAGAGGTTTGCTATACACTATGGCAGAGTTCAGAGCATACAGGTTTGATGTTCACGCTAAAATCCAAGACTTGAATACATAGTCAATAAAGTCTTAATAGAAGTAGAAAAAATAGACTATATGTAAAAGTTGAGGGTGATTAAGATTAAATTAGTCGCCCTCACTTTTGAATGAATGTAAATGTAATGTAATGTAAGGATGAATAATGCAGGTCATATATGCCGATGGTGTGTTGCAAAGTCTGGATGTCCAGACAAAAAGAATGGTCGGAGAAGTGATGACTTTAATAGAAGGGTCATTAACAGATGCTCCAACAACCACTGCGTTAAAAAAGTCGATTAAGCAAGCCATGTGGCGAACTAATCGAAATATTCAAGATGACGTGATAGGTATGGCTTTTAATAAAGGAGAAACTAAAGATGGCTAAACATACGTTTAAACTATCAGATGTAACGCCAGACACTAGAATTATAGCTAGGTCTGCACTAGGTTACGACTGGAACTATCTTGCTGATGCTGAAACATTATTATTCGGTAGTACAGATGAGACTGCTTTCAGAATGCAAAATATGACTGCAGGAGCTGGTATCACTGGTGGTACTGGTACTGTTTACAAAGCTAATGTTACAGTTGCAGGAGACTTAATAAAGACTGAAATCCTTATCGATTTAACAGGACTACGTAATACAGCAGCTGGAGACATCATCGGAAAAGATGGTACTTCAGACGTTTGTCACATAGGACAGATTACTGCTGCTCTAAATGGTACAATCTTTGCAGGAGAAATGACCTGTATAGAGACACCTGCTGGAGGTGAACCAGACATTGACTTGTTCACAGCTAACGAAGGTACTGGAGTTGAAGATGGAGCAGTTAGCTCATTAACAGAAACTGTATTGGTAACTGCTGGACAGGATTGGATATCAACACTGTCTGCTAACAACTACAACACCGCAGGATTCATTGCTGGTGCTGTACCAGCTGCTAACGACTACTTATACTTAGTTGGTGGTGGTGGAACTACAGATGCTGATTATACCGCAGGTATTTTTAAAATAACACTTTACGGTTATCCAGCGTAATAGAATAAAAATAATGGAGTAACCACTCAGTAATATGGGTGGTTACCCATATGCATAGAAATTTAGGAGAATATATAAATGGGAATAGCGAATGATTATACTGACTCGGCATCATGGGAAACATGGCAATCGGATCCAAGTACAAGAACTGCTGTACAACCTTGGGACAGATATGTGGCATTTAGTGGTACAGTAGGAACATCTGCTGTAGACGCAGTAAATATCTATGCAGGTCCTTACTATGATTTAGATAGAGGTGGAGCAGCGGGAACTACTGCAAATTGGGAACTAGCAACATCAGGTAGTCCCGGAATAAATAGAATAACTAATCCATCAATAGAGAATGCAACTATATCAGAATTTACAACAGACGGTTCAGCAATTTCTAGAACCACTGGTGCACCTCATTTAGGTTCAGCAGAACTTACATGTAACCCAGCAAACTCGGCAGCTAAAGAAGGATTTTATGTAACAACAGGATTATTATCTGGAGGCACTAGTAGAACACAAGATGCATATATAGTAGCTTCAGGAATGGTAAGAGGAGCATCAGCATCAGGAGATGCAGTAATGCAGATTACAGATTCAAGTGGAACTGTACTTGCCACAGGAGCTGCAGTAAGTTTAACTACATCTTATCAAAGAGTAAGTGTAACATACAAATTAACAAATGACCCTACTGCATACAGGATTAAGTTCTGTTCAAATACCCAACACAATATTAATATGTTATGGGATTGTTTGATGTGGGATAAGAGACAAGATACTTCTCTTATAGATTATATAGATGGAAGTCTAGCTGGTGGTAATGGTTATCAATGGCAAGGGACTGCTGACCTATCTATATCAAGACACATGATGCCAATGGGTGCAATAAGAGGAATCAGTATAAGAAACACTCACGCCTCTCAAGTATTATATGTATCGTTTGATTGTACTGCAGAAGCAAGTACAGCAGCAATTAAACTAAGTGGTAACGATACCACAGAACATAATCACTTTATTAGTACACATCCATTAGACTTTAGGAAGAATGTATCTGTCTATGGTAGTGGATCAAGTACTGGATATGAAGGAGTAATCTGGGGAGTTGCGGCTCCCGTAGGATAGGAGGAAACTGTGGTCACTTTAGCGGCTACAAATACAGAATATAAATCATGGCTCTCTTCTGGAGATGATACTATTGTTTCTCTTGAAAAAGCTCAATCTGGTAGAACCACGCTTGATGATATCGCCGATGCCTTAGATGAATATAAAAGATTATTTATTGCAGGATTAGCGTCTCCCGGAGAAGTTATTACTTTATCTAGAGCTTATCCAGATAATGAAGAATATCAAGAAGCATGTTTAGCATATCAAGATGATGATAATGAAGAAAAAGTTATGATTGTTGGTGGTCCAGCTTCTGTAGAAGTAGTGGATAGGGAAGGACATCTTATTACTTCTGAAGCTTTAAAGAAAGCATTTAAGAGATATATGGACAACTTCAGAGGTAGAAACGTAATGGTTATGCACTCTGATGTACAAGTTGGTCATGCACTTCCAGCTTATATAAGTAAGTCAGGAAACATTTTTAAGAGTGGTGTAGATGATAAAGGATTATTTTTTATATCAGAACTTAGAGATGACACTAAGATATCTAATAGAGTAAGAGATCAAATTAAAAAAGGTGGTATGAAATCTTATTCGATTGCTGGTAGTGCTACTCAGAGTAAAGAAATTAATAAATCTGATGGTAGTCATGTACTACAAGTGGATGATATGGAACTTGCTGAAGTAACAATATGTGAAAAGGGAGTAAATCAGAACGCTCATTTTGAATTACTTAAGGGTGATAAAGCGGAAGGGTCATGTGTAGATGGAAGTTGTTTAACCAAATCACATGATGACCCGACTCCCGAACCAGAAATAATAGCCATTTCTAAATCAGATATACCTTCATTTAAAGATATGTTTGTAAATTGGATAACTAAAGAATCCAAAGATGAAGATACTTCTTCAGCAGTAGCCATAGCAACTGCACAAGCTAAGAAGGAAGGCTACAAGAAATTTACTGATGGAAGTCCCGGAGATAATAGAAGGGACAAGATAGCAGAAGAAATCAAGGAAAGCATAAAGAAAGCATTCCTTAGAAAAGATGTTAGTGATAGAGAAAGAAAATCTATTGAGGGGATAGAAAGAACTTTGCAATCTATTAGAGAAAATAATCCGGGACGTGAAGAAGCGATATCTTTTAATCCACAAACTGGAAGTAAAACTATAATAGATTCTAAAACGGGTAAAGAGTTTGAGGTCTCAGTTCCTCCAGAACAAATAGGTTTAAGATCCGGAAACTATGAGTTACCTTATCCAACTGTAACTTCAATCCCTATGATAGTTGATTATCAGTATGGAACAAAAACATATCCTAGCACTTCACTAAGTGAGCCAGAAAGTGAAAGTAGAGTGCCTTTTCCAGACACATATACAATGAGTGTGGGAGATCCTGATACTGGAATAGAGAGACAAACTAGACAAAAACTAACTGAGAACATTAGGGATGAAGAGGGAGAGCCTTATACACGTCCTTATTATAAGATACCTATCACTCCTCCTGAAAAAAAAGAAGAAAATAAAAGGGATACAAGTGGAACATCATTACAACCATTACAACAAAACTCAATAACTAAAACATTCCTTAGAAAACAAGGACCACAAGATTATGGTCCAGCTACTCCCGGCATGGGAAGCCAAACTGGTAGCACTACAAGAAGAATGAATGTTGGTCCAAATAATCCCACAGAACTTTACTATAGAGCTAATGCTCCTGAAGGACAGAAGTACCAAGAATATAGTGGGGGAACATT